CTGCCAAGTGCACCACCCAAGAGAGAGGAATCTCACCTCTCCTATGAGGGCAATTGGCCCTCCCATCTCTAGACCGCGATTTGGCGGCTAGAGTCCACCCGCGCTAAAACGGGCGGATCCACCTACGTCGAATGTCGACGGACGTAGGACGTCCAGAGCGCTCCAAATGATCCTCCGCGAGGGGGTCAACCCCTCTCTTAAGGAGGCATTTGAGTAATGCGCCGTATCCACCCAAGGGAGACCTTGGAATCTTGGGCACAACTACATAACCCCTTACAAGGGGAGAATGTAGGGCCTCATCCATCCGATGGGTTTCGTATCCAAGATACGAGAAACGGCCAAGACTGGGAGACGTATCAGCCACAATCGGAACCTTTATGAAGTTCTCGATTACGGCATCAAGGTGCCTGGCAGTCTGCCACATCAGATCCTTGTAAAACAAGTTTCTGAGTGCAACAGTCGACACCAACTCCCGAACGTCTGCTCGTCGCGCAGGGAGCATTCTGCGGACCTTGACAATTGAAACGTCATGTCCGTCATAGTACTCCTTGCCACAACTCTCTCGGAACTTTCCAGTCCAGAAAGACTTGGAGAGGTTCACCTTGAACCCAAAAGTTTCAAGTGAACTTACGACGAGAGAAACCATGTCTACAGGGATGATAATATCATCACCGTAGACGCGCACCTGACCAAGGTACCCTTTAATAAGGGCCTTGGTAAGCGGTCGGTTAAGCGACTTTTCAATTCCGCAAAAGGACAATGTCAAAAAGACCATTGCCTCAAACGGAAAGCAAAGCGCGGAACCCATAGACGCGAACTTGGCGAGGCGAATAACGCCATACCCAGGTACATCAGCCTTCCGCGACCGCGTTGCATCGACGGCTTGGAAAAGCCATGGATGATGACGTAGAAGTCTACGAACAAGCTGATTCGAGACCCGATCTGATGCCTCGGACAAGTCAAGAGTAGCGAGAGATCCATCACTGGATCCCTGTCGCGCCAAGACTTGATTGGGGGTTTGATCATCAAATCCCATGAGTGTGTCCAAGGTAACATCCTTTTTCACCTCATTAACGAGAATCTCGAGAATCCCCTGCTGCATGTATTGCATGCAGGTTGGTTCAATCGCGATGATTCGGGGGGTCTTGAGCGTTTTAGGTACTGTAATGACCCTAACGGGTCGTTCAGCGCCGGGTTCAAGGGTGTTCACCCTCTGCGCCTCACGCCAGTTACTGCGTGAAGGGAATAGGTACTCAGAGGCCGGAAAGATCTTTTCAAGCCTCTGAGTCCACTCCGTCTGGAGATACTTACGATTACCTTTTAGGTGATCGGCGGTATGACCTGGACCGTGTCGGGGAAGAACGTCTCCATCATGAATCCGAAGATCCACGTTGGAGAAGAGCTGTCCAAACAATAGACGGCTGATACGATCAAAACGTAACAGATCGTCAGTAGGACAATTCTCATCGTTCTCACGAACACTCCTTTCACAATCGATGAACTTTGTGTAGGCAGCGTCGACGCGCTCTTTCGAGCACTCCAACTCAATCTTGCCAAACATCAGTGTTAACTGACGTATGGCTCGAATAGAGTCCACACAAGGATCATCAACTAACCGACCCGCACTGGAGAAAACACGACAAAGGAAACCTGACAAAAATGTCGGGAGACCCCCTCTTCGCCGGAAACCAGCGAAAGAGGTAGTGTCCACAAAACCCTGATCAAGACTTTTTTGGAAGTCTGAGCAGAACTGTGGAAGGGTTATCGTGAGAAACGATATCCCCTCGTGTTTTACTCTCTCGTGAACTGTTTTCAGATCACGAGATGTGCTGGTTTGACATTCACCGCTGAATTCAAGAGCGGCGACTTCCCAGAGCAACAGCAGGCTCTTCAAGTTCCCTCCTAATAGAGGTGGACTTCCTGTGCCATGTCGTTGACCTTTGTGAGCAGAGAGTTACTGTCTAGTTCTCACCACCAAGAAGCTGGGTCACCTTTGCACCGGACGAAGCAGTGAGGTAGGCCACAAGGCCGTCCACAATCTGCTTCTGTTCAGTGATCGTGTAACCCTGCCCATTGGCGGGAACGTCGACAACCATGTAAACCGACATTGACACCTGCTGGTTAAGCGAGGTGTCAAAGGGGTTTGCGGCGATCTTCTGTCCGTCAAGACGGATGGTCCGACGGGTGCGCTTACCATACTGATGGGAAACCTTCAGCTTGTAAGTGCCATCGTCCTTCGAGAATGCACCGGCATTAACATCGCTGCTAATGCGGGGCATGCTCTGGGCTACAGCGTTGATCGCAACGCTCTGAGGATCGGCGAACGACATGACAGTGCTCCTTAAACTGTGCCACTATTGTGGCGGTTGCAGTGATGAAGTGTGGGCAATCAGGTCCGGGACAAACCCAGAGCGCCAATAATCGCCCACTGGCGAGCAGTGAAATCTTGCTCGTCCAGTCCGAAACCGTAGGGCGTTGCCTTACGACGATACTTCACTGTATGAGTGAGTATCTCGGTCAGGTCCGGAATTACATAACCCTTAGGGGTTAGATTCCGCATGCGATACATGGTTTTTCTGACGGAAAGTTCCATCATATACCCGTATGGCATCACGAGACCGTCTTCACTAAACCTGGTGAAATTAGTAATAAGATCCCCAGTATTAGTGATCCAATCGGCGGCCCAGCTCCAGGGGGCTAGGTTCCAGATTACCTGTGGAGTCACTTTAGTGCTATACAGATAATCCAACCTACGGCGTGTTAATTTCCACTGAGTCCGTTGATCTTTGGAAGCATCAACGAAGTAAGTGAAACAGCCGGAAAACCATCTGTTCCTCTCTAACTGGATCTCAGTCTCAAGAGGATACAGATAGGTGCCTCCTGTCCAGAAGTTATTGTTTTGAGCACCAGCATTCCAAATCGGTTGGTTTGGAGTAACTGAGCTCTCAATAACCTCTGTTGTTTTAGGAAAGGTGTAGCGGCGACGAACCCTTCTACCAGAATCACGAAGAAACTGGTCCCACAACTTATCAGCGTGGGAGTAGGCGTAAGCCCACTTTAGGAGATCGTTAACGAGCGGCTTCCATCCAAACTCGAAATTCAAGAATTCATCCCCTGATCCTTTGAGGATTTTCTTGAGTCCTTGTTTGAATAGAAGAGTGCCCATTAGCTTGGGGAAACCCTCGTGCAATTCACCGAGGGTAACCGCCATGCCAGCTACAGGATTGGTGGGAATAGTCCTAGCTATTGCAGTAGTACCAGCAGCATCGATCTGAGAAATCTCAGACCGACTGCATGGATTATGCTGCTCTAGCGAACTACTCGAGGCACCGGTACCAAGTTTAGGCCAGAGATATCCATTATAAAACTGGAATGTCCCTGGAATAACTTGGTGTCGAAGCTCGACGTAACGACTGTTTGACCAGTAGTTACTTCTCTCAGAGAAGAACTCTCCACCAAGATCTGCATCACTGGAATCTAGACGATGCCAGGGATGCCCTTCCGACACAGTTGTCTGTGTCGAATGCAGGACTCGCGAGTGATGGATAGAGACGGGAAAACTCCCGCTCTGTCCATGATCGCCTTCCGTAGAGGAAACGATAAGTTTCCTCTTACGTGTTTTCTGTCCTGACATTCCTAAAACGCTCCCAACGGTTTTTGGGTAGTTGAGGACTTCATGCACTGCGTGGAGTGTGTCAACCAGCACAGGGGGGCCTGAGGCTTCTCTCCCCGACAGAGGTTTGTGGACTGTTCGTCCACATTATGTGGCTTCACCGGGCTGCAGGCGGGGCCAGCGGGGCCCTCGTTGTTCCATCCCTTGTCCGCTCCAGTTCTAAGTCGGTTGTTCTTCGTGAGGGAGGGCAGCCCCATTGCTGAGGCCCGCCGCAACCGGTGCTCGTCCACCCCGGCCAGAGACGGGTCCGCCACAGTCCAACCGAAGCCGGTCCGCGGTAGTCCCATCCTAGGCCGAGGCTTCGGAACCTC